GTGCAATGAGCTACGCTAACGGCGTTGTTGCTAGAATTGAAGCACAGGAAAGAACTATGACTGACACTACTGAAAAGCTAAACCGTTGGGCGGATGTAGCTCGCGCAATCCAGAAAAAGATTGACGGTGAGTCAAACACCAGAGAACCAGAAATCCGAACTACTAATACACAGTTTGAGATTCGGTCAGAAGATGACGGCATGACCTTTACTGGTTACGCATCTGTGTTCAATAGCTCCTCAGAAGACCTAGGTGGTTTCCGTGAGTTTGTTGCTCCTGGAGCTTTCAAGCGCTCGCTACAGTCTCGCAACGAAATCAAGCTTCTCTGGAACCATGACACTAACGAGCCGCTTGCTTCGGTCCGCGGTGGAAGCCTAGAGCTTACCGAAGACCGATACGGACTAAAGGTAAAAGCCAGACTGCCTAAGACAACTCGTGGGCGCGATGTTGCAGAGCTTCTGCGTTCAAAAGTAATTGACTCTATGAGCTTTGGTTTCAATGTCATCAAAGACTCTTGGTCTGAGAATGGTTCGGTTAGAACCTTAGAGTCCGTTAGATTGCACGAAGTAAGTATCGTGACCTTCCCTGCTTATTCAGCTACCACTGCTACTGTTAGGTCTATGCAACCCACTATTGACGCAGACGAACTTGCCAACGCGCTTCTAAAGCTAGAGTCAGGTGAAGACTTGGATGAAAAGTCAGCTACTCTGATTACAGATGTCGTTGGCAAGCTAAGACAGCAGCCTGAAGCTGAGGTCGGCGCTGAAGATAACGGTCTTGCGTTGCTGGACCTAAAGAAGAAACAACTTGACCTGCTACTGAAAAGGATCTAAATGGCTACCAAACAAGAAATCAAAGACGCTATTCTAAAGGCGGCTGGCAACCCATCAGTAGGCGTTATCGCTGAGATGGCAGACGAGTTTGCCGATGCTGTAGTTGCCCTAGAAGAAAAGTCTTCGACACCTGCTAAAGAAGTCAGGGTTGTCGAACCTAAAGAAATCAGGTAAACTGATTTCCTGCCCCTCACCAAGTATTCCCTTCCTTGGTGGGGGGCCTTTTCTTTTACCGTGTTTTTTCCAACTAATAGACTTGTCATAGCAGTTGAGTGTTAGCACCGCTGTATCTGTTGAGTGTTAGCACCGCAGGAATCCCCTACCAACAACTATTCAAGGAGACTAAATGTCTGAATTTGTAAAGTCTCAGGTAGAAGTTCGCAACAACTTGATTGCTCAGGCACGCGAGGTCCTAGACCTAGCTACCGCCGAGAGCCGCGGACTATCTTCTGAGGAAAGCGAAAAGATTGCTCGCATTGAGGCTGACATTGACCAGCGCGATGCAGCGATTGACACCGCACGCAAGCTAACCGAGCGCGAGAACCGTGCTTACGAAGCTGCTGCAACACTAAACACAACCGTTGAGGAAAGCCGTAAGTCAGAGTCTGACATTCTTCGCTCAATCGCTATGGGAGAAATCCGTGGCGGTCACGAGTTCAAGTCTGAAAAGCGTACTCTTACCAGCTCTGACAACACTGTTCCAAAATCCTTTTACGACCAGGTATTCCAGATTGCTAGACTTGCTGGTCCAATGCTTGAGCTTGGTGAAGTTATCAACACTTCAACTGGTGAGAACCTAACCATCCCGACCCTAACTGCTCGCTCAACCGCGACCATCAAGGGACAGGGTGTTCAGATCTCTGACTCTGACCCAGTATTCAGCTCAATCACTTTGGGAGCTTTCAAGTACAGCTTCCTAGTACCTGTGGCTAACGAGCTATTGAACGATGCAGGTTTCGACCTATCATCACTCATCGCTGAGCAGGCTGGTAACTCAATCGGTTTCGCAGTAAACACTGGTCTAACCACTGGAACTGGAACCGTTGAGCCTACTGGTGTTATGACCGCTGCTTCTTCTGCTGTAACTGGCGGAACTGGAGTATCTGGTGCGCCAACATACGAGAACATCGTGGACTTGGTTTACGCACTAGACGGACAGGCACGCTTGCTTCCTGGTGTTGGATTCATCACCGCAAAGTCTGGTCTTGCTGCACTTCGCAAGATCAAGGATGGCGATGGTCGCTACATCTGGACTGAAGGCGGAAACGCTGCTCAGAACCAGCCAGCTACCCTACTTGGCTACCCAGTCTACGAGAACCCAGCAGTTGCAGCCGTTGGCACAGCCGCTTTCTCTCTAGGATTTGGACACATGCCTAGCTACAAGGTTCGCACCGCAGGTGGAATCCAGATTGCACAGTCTGGTGACTTCGCGTTCGACAAAGATGTTTCGACATTCAGAATTACGATGCGCGTTGATGGAAATTTGACGCACTCCAGCCATGTCGTAAAGTACAAGGGCGGCGCAAGCTAAACCTTAGCTAAAAAGCTGAAAGACCCCTAGCGTGTAGGTTCGCTGGGGGTCTTTCTTTTGCTATGCTGGGGACAAAGAAAGGCAACCTACATGTCTAAAATAAAAGGGACTGTTTCCGTATTCTCAAATTCACCTGGACAACCTACAGGCTACGGCATTGCTACTGAAGCACTTATACAAAGACTAAAAAGAGACGGCGCAGATGTAGCTGCTATTTCCAACTATGGCAATGAAGGCATCAAGACTGAATTTGCCACAGAATACGGCGATGTGCCTGTCTATCCGCGTGGAACTGATGTTTATTCAAATGACTCCGCTATCTTGGGCCACAAGCACTGGCGAGCGCTAAACAAAAAACAACCCGACTTGCTAATTACTCTTTACGATGTGTGGGTGTTTCAGGGCAAGGCTTGGGATGGCCTGAATGTAGCTTCGTGGACACCGATTGACCACAGCCCAGTTCCACCAGGCGTAGCCAAGTGGAGTGCAAAAGAAAATGTCACGCCTCTTGCTATGTCAAAATTTGGTCAGAAAGAGCTGCAAGCTAAAGGCATAGATTCCATCTACATTCCGCACTCTATAGATACCAAGGTTTTCAATCGCAGAGAAAAGATTGCAGGTCAGTCAATCGAAGATTACATGGGCTTTGGCAAGGACCGCTTTGTAGTCGGCATGAACGCGGCTAATAAGTCTGGCGGCATTATTCATCGCAAAGCCTTTGGCGAAAACCTTATGGCGTTCTCTATCTTTGTCAAAAAGCACCCAGACGCAATGCTTTACATTCACACAGACCCAGTTAGCGGTCACGGTTGGAACCTAATGTCGCTTGGCGAGATTCTAGGTATTCCAAAGGACAACATGGCTTTTGTAGATCCTGTCAGCTACCGATTTGGTATCAGCCAAGAAGACCTAGCTGGAATCTATAGTTCTTGGGATGTAATGCTTGCCACAAGCTACGGAGAAGGCTTCGGTATTCCAACAGTTGAGGCTCAAGCCTGTGGCGTTCCAGTAATTGTTTCTGACTTTGCTGCTTCGGCTGAGCTAGTAGGCGAAGGATGGACTGTTGGCGGTCAGCCTTTGTATGACAACTCTCAAGGCTCATTTTTTACCATACCTTCGGTTCCACTAATTGTGCAGGCATTAGAAGAAGCTTACGAAAGAGGAAAAGGCAAATCCGATAAAGCTATTGAGTTTGCTAAGCAGTACGACCACGATGTCGTGTGGGATAAGTATTGGACACCAGCACTAAAGAAGCTACTTAAGTGATTCCAGTCTTAGGCTTCTGTACGCTGAAGCGCTTTGACCTAGCGGAGAGATTGCTGGCTTCTATTGACTATCCAGTAGAGCATCTAGTAATTGTGGACAATTCTGGTACTCAATCTTGGCAACCAAGCAAGCCAGACAAAGTAAAAAACCTGTGGCTAATCAGAGTGCCATTCGGTTTGGGCTTAGTTGGAGCCTGGAACTTGATTGTAAAATCTACACCTTACGCGCCTTACTGGGTGCTGATAAACGATGATGCTTGGTTTGAGAACGGCGCTTTAGAGATTATTGCCAAGGAAGCTGACTCAGAAACACTTTTATTTCCAGACATAACGCCAGATTGGGCATCTATCGTGCTTGGAAGCAAGATTGTAGAAGAAGCTGGGCTTTATGACGAGCGTTTTTACCCCGTTTACTTTGATGATAACGATTATGAGCGCAGAATTAGGCATAAAGGGCTTGAAATCAAGCAAATTGAGGCAAAAATACATCACGAGAACAGCTCTACGCTCAAAAGTGGCTTTGAAAGCAAAAATTCGGTCAGTTTTGGCGCTAATCAGCGACTTTTTGAACAAAAAGTGCTTGAAAATGACTATTCAGAGGGCAACTGGAGTCTAAAAATCAGGAAAAACAACAAATGGGACTAAGAATTTACAATGGCGGAACTTATGATCTGTTCCACTGGGGTCATGTCGAAATGCTACGCAGACTAAAAGAGTTTGCGGGTCAGGATGGGTCCCTAATTGTTGCTATAAACACAGACGAGTTCGTACAAGAGTTCAAGGGTAAAGCGCCTGTTATGACCACTGAGGAAAGAGCAGCAGTTGTTGAAAGTTGCAAGTATGTGGATGAAGTAATTATTAACTATGGCGGACAGGACTCTAAACCAGCAATACTTGAGGCTAGGGCTGACTTTGTAATCACTGGTACAGATTGGTCGGATAAGGACTATAACGCTCAGATGGGTTTTACTAGAGAATGGCTAGAAACCAATGGGGTTGGCTTTGGATTTCTACCTTACACACCAGGCATCAGCTCCACAGGCATCAAAGAGCGTATGCTGTTTAGGCGATAGACTAGAGCTAGATTTAGCAAAGGAACCCAATGGCAATCACCAATGGATATGCGACCCTAGCTCAAGTAAAAGGCGCACTCCGCATTACAGACAGCGTAGATGACTCTCTACTAGAAATGGCTATCGAGTCTGCTTCACGACTTATTGACGGCTATACCTATCGGTACTTTTACAACGCAGGAACCGCAACCAGAGACTTTGTTGCAGCAGATTCTTACCTGACAATCATTGACGATTTGATTAGCCTGTCTGAGCTAAAGACAACTGATGAAATCGGTAGCGTGTATGTCACTTGGGGAACAGCAGATTACCAGCTACGCCCAGTAAACGGAAAGCAAGATGGACTAAATGTTCCATACACAAGCATCCTGTCTACTGATGACTTGCTATTCAACATACTTGGCGAGCAAGCCCTTGTTCGTGTGACTGGCGTGTGGGGCTGGTCAGCAGTTCCAATCGCTGTGACTCAAGCAACTATTATTCAGTCATCCAGAATTTACAAGCGCCTAGACTCACCTCTCGGTGTTGCAGGCTTTGGTGATCTTGGTGCTATCCGTGTTGGTCGCGCACTAGACCCAGATGTTGAGCAGCTAGTAATGCCTTACCGCATTATGAGGACCTTCAGCTAATGGCATCTATCTCAGACATCCGCGCTGGGATTGCAACCAACCTTGCAACCATTACTGGTCTTCGCACA